GATATACCTGCACAATTATCTGAGGGTGAATATGTAGTTCCTGCTGATGTTGTTCGTTATTATGGTGTAAAGTTTTTTGAGGATCTACGAGATCAAGCTAAGATGGGTCTAGCTCGAATGGAAGCTAATGGTCGTATAGGTGGTGAGCCTGTACCTGACGGTGGCCCAATGAATACTCAAGAGTTATCTCCAGAAGAGATGCAAGCTATACGAGAAGTTATGGGTATGGCTGAAGGTGGTGATGTACAGAATCCTTATATGCAACAACAGTTACTGTACAGTCAACCAAGACCTGCTCCTATAGACGATCAAAAAGATACGATTGTAGACATTACTAACCCTGTACAAAACCAGATGCCAGTTCAGAATATGGCTGCAGGTGGTCAGATACAAGGATATCAAACTGGTGGACTTGAACAAGATTTTCTTAACACAGGTCAATCAGCAGTAAACAGAGGCTTTGTAGGATTTCCATTAGGTGCTACAATCTTTCCATCTGAAAGAACTGGTCAGACAGTATTGGGACCAGCTGGAACTCAAGTGGCTACAACTGGTGCTATTAACACAGCAGCAACTCAATCTCCAACTTTTACTACCGTAACTCTTTATGGACCTAACGGTGAGATAGTTGTCTTAACTCTACCAACAGACATAGATCGTTATAATAAACTACTTGCTGAAGGTTACACAACTACAATGCCTGGCACTACAGGAACAGGAACAGGGACAGGCACTGGCACTGGTACTGGTACAGGTGAAGGTGAGGGCACTAGCACTGTAAAAGGCGGTAAAGATGATCCTATAAAAGAAAAGATAGGATCAGATCCAAGTAGTTGGATGGATAAGTTTGATTATAAAGATCTTAATAATTTAGTTGATCAAACAAAGAACTCACTTACAAAATCTCCTATGTTTGGTGCAGACTCTGCATTAGGGGCATTTATGAATGGAACAACAGCAGCACAAGCTGCAGCTAATATTATTATATTAAAAGCTAACGGAGGCGATCCAGATTTTCCAGGGTCTAGACCTGAACTAGTTTCTGCAGTGCAAGACTTAGAACAACGTTGGAAGCAATATGTTGATAATGATATCCTACTAAAAAATATGCCTGAACAATTTATTAACGGTGATAAACTAGCAAAAGAAATTGTAGAAAATAATATAGACGTAGCTCTATTTAAAGAATCTAAAGATATATTTGGTAAAAATATATTTGCAGAAGGCACAGATGAATTTGAACAATTTGTTAAAAAGGTTGGACCTAAAGGTAGAGGTTCAGAGGGTATAGAGGAAGCTTTTGCAAGAGTTAGAGAAAGAACAAAAGCAGCAGGTGTAACACCAACAGGAGCACCTCCACCGAGACCTGAAACAGTTTATGATCCTGCAACTGGTAAAACAATTGTAAAATCAGGAACTCCAAAAGCTCCACCAGTAAAAACTCAAGCACAGAAAGATGCAGATGCTAAAGCTGCTGTAGATGACTGGGTAAGAGCAACTCAAGCTACAAAAGGTAAAAAAGGAATAGAACGTCATAAAGCAATAAAAGCTCAATCAGAAGCAAGTAGAAAAGCTACAGCAGCTATCAGAGAAAAAACAGGATATAAAGGTTTTTTTAAGAAATCAGAAGGCGGTCTAATGGCCAAGGGCAAAAAGAAAAAATAACTATAAGGCTACTCAGCTTCGGCTGACCCCAACATAAAAAGGAGAAAAATATGCCTGAATTAACAGCAGTAGAAGCACCAAAAACAGCAGGATTTGTTGATAGAGGTTATAACTACGAGAAAAAACAACAACGAATGAAAGCTGAAGAAGAGGAGATTCGTAAACTTGAAGCTGAAGCACGTGGAGAAACAAACGAAGAACAGCAACCAGAAGAAGATCCTAAAGAAGAAGCTACCGAAGAAAAAAAGGCCGATACAGAAGTTAAAGAAGAAACGCTATCTGCTGAAGAAAAATCGTTTAAGAAACGTTATGGTGATTTAAGACGCCACATGCAAGAAAAAGAAAAAGAATGGGACGAGAAGTTTAAAGTCTTTGAAGAACGATTAAAGAAAGAGGCTATTGTTCCACCTAAGTCTGATGAAGATATAGAAGAGTGGTCTAAAGAGTATCCAGATGTGGCAGGTATTGTAGAAACTATTGCTGCAAAGATAGCTCAAAAGAAGTTTGATGAAGCTAATCAAGAACTAAAAGACTTGAAGAAAGTACAATCAGAAGCTCAAAGAGCTAAAGCAGAAAGTACAATACGTAAATCACATGAGGACTTTGATGATCTACGTGCATCAGATGAGTTTCATAACTGGGTTGATGAACAACCTAAGTGGGTGCAAGATGCACTGTACGAAAACTCAGATGATCCAGCTTCTGTAGTTCGTGTTATAGATCTTTATAAAGTAGATAAAGGTCTTACAAAAACTGCAAAGAAAGCAAAAGCAAAAGATGCAGCTTCTACTGTAACTAAACGTAGTAAAACAGAGATAGATGTAGAAGATGCAAATGACGTAATTCGTGAGTCAGAGGTTGCTAAAATGTCCGACAAGGAGTTTGAAGCAAATTCTGATGAAATAAACAAAGCTATCCGTTCGGGTAAGTTTGTTTACGATGTATCTGGTAAAGCCAGATAACTGTTGACAAATAAAAATTCAGCAGTATAACTATGGGTATGTTGACAAAAGCCTCTTTTTGACTACCTTTTGTCACACCCAAATCTACAAAAAAGTCTAAACTAAGAAGAACTACCTGGACAAGTATAGGCCCAGTGGTATTCGGTAGCGCAACCTAATACTAACTGCACCCTAGAAAACGTACAGCCCCTTTTAGATGTTTAAGCTTAATTCAAGCCAAATATCAGGAGGATTTAATTATGGCTTTTCAAACCGCATCGGGTTACAGTAATTTACCTAACGGTAATTTTAGTCCTGTAATCTATTCCAAAAAGGTACAGCTTGCCTTTCGCAAAGCTGCTACCGTAGGAGATATCACCAATTCAGATTATTTTGGTGAAATTTCTTCACAAGGCGACACAGTTCGCATTATCAAAGAGCCTGAAATCTCAGTTCAGTCTTATGCTCGTGGCACAACAGTTACAGCACAAGATCTTGACGATGAAGATTTTCAGTTAGTAGTGGATAAAGCTAACTACTTTGCGTTCAAAATGGACGATATCGAAGAAGCTCATTCACACGTAAACTTCATGGATCTTGCAACAGATCGTGCGGCTTACAGACTAGCTGATCAGTATGACCAAGAAGTTCTTGGTTATTTGTCAGGTTTTAAGCAATCTTCTTTACATTCAGCAGCAGATACAGCTAATGACGTTGTAAACGGAACTAAAGCTGTAAGCACTGCAGGTTCAAACGAATTGCTTTCAAGCATGCAGTTGAAAAAAGGTGACTTTGGTAACATCACAACAAGCTCTGCAGGAGATCACTCAATTCCTGTGGTAGCACGTTTACCAGGTGCAACAGCACTTCCAACAGCCACAGCTTCACCTGCAATGGTTGTTGCAAGAATGAAACGATTGCTTGATCAACAACAAGTTGACTCACAAGGCAGATGGCTTGTAATCGACCCTGTTTTCATGGAAATACTTTCTGATGAAGATTCACGCTTCATGAATGGAGACTATGGCGATTCTGGTGGACTACGTAACGGTCTTGTAATCAACAACTTTCACGGCTTCCGTTTGTACGTGTCTTCAAACCTACCTGCTGTAGGTACAGGGCCAGGTACATCAGGATCAGCAAACCAAAACTCAAACTTTGGTGTGATTGTTGCTGGACATGATTCTGCTGTAGCAACTGCAGAGCAGATCAACAAGACAGAAACATATCGTGACCCTGACAGCTTTGCTGACATTGTTCGTGGTATGCACCTATACGGCAGAAAGATCCTTCGTCCAGAAGCTCTTGTTAATGCCAAATACAACGCAGCGTAAGGGGAGGATTGAAATATGGCTACTTATGACATGACTTCAAAAGCTACTGTTGGTGTCGATTCTAACAGCATTGCAGCAGCTACCTCACGCCACCAAGCAATGGGAATGTACATGCGTGAAGCACGTCTTGACATTGCTAAAATGGTAGAAGATGGATACTCCTGTGCAGATGGGGATATCTTTCAACTTCTAGAAATTCCTGCTAATACATTTGTATTGTTTGCAGGTGCTGAAGTTGAAACTGCTTTTAACGGATCATCTCCAACTGTAGATATTGATTTTGCAGCAGGTGATGACATCGTTGATGGTGGTGATGTTACTTCTACTGGCTTTCTAGCAGGTGGTTCAAACGGTCAAACTATGGTGGTAAACACTGCAGCAGCAGATACGTTTACTGCACACGTAACAACTACAGATACAATTGACGTTAAGTTAATTAACTCTTCTGCAGATACTACGGCAGGTATCCTACGTGTTATTGCATGTTGCATTGACACAGGGAAACGAGGACGTGTAGCAGCCACTGAGGTTGCTCGTGACCTAGTATAAAATAACTTTAGGGGCTGACTTAGGTTGGCCCCTTTAGCTTATCTAAGGAAAAAACATGGCTTTAACATTTCTTTCATTAACTAACGATGTAATTACACGAATGAACGAAGTAACACTTACTTCTACTACTTTTGCTAATGCTAGAGGTGTTCAGGTACAGTGTCAAAATGCTGTCAATGAAGCTATCAGATATATAAATCAAAGAGAGTTTGGGTATTCTTTTAACCATGCACAGAACAGCTCTACTTTGACTCCAGGTGTGTGTAGATATACTGCACCGACAGATACTAAATCAATAGACTATGCTACTGCTAGAATTAAAAAAGATGATGATGTTAATGCTGCAGGAAATAATCTAGTACTTCTTAACTATAACGAGTA